CCAGCAGCTTTAATTTCAGCTTCAAGCAATCTAGCTCTGCGGTCTTTTTCTTTCTCACGAGATTCATGATCAAGTTCCATTTGTTTTTCAGCTTTCTTAGCAGCGATTTCAGCTTCTTGAGCTTGTTGTGCGGCTTGCATTTCTTCTTTTCTTCTTTCTTCAGCTTTTGTTTCAATGCCTTTAAGAATAATATTAAGTGAGCCAATGGAATCAGATTGCATTAATTCACCTAAATCATAAACAGAAGCACCTGTAGTGTTATTGCTCATGAACACTTGTTTTAATTGCTCAAGTGTATTTCTATTGTTGGCATTGGTTAAACAGAACACATTTAAATCAACCATTAATAAATCTGTCCCATTTATTTCAAAGTTTGTTCTCTCATCTGGAGAAATCATTCCTTGTAATCTAACGGACGGTTTTGTTGAATGGTAGAATTGTGCCAAGTCGGTTCTCATTGCATGCACACGCGGCATTAAATGATCACTGTGTTGAATAAAGTAAGTTTCAGTTTGAGCATAAGAACCGGACATGGCTTGTTCAATTCCTGTGGCTGTATTAATTTGTCCAAGTTGTTGTCCCATTCGTTGAGGGTTCAAACCAACAACTTCCATGGCTTGGTTCTTAAAGTAATTAGCCAATTGAATTCTTGACATTAATCTGTTAGACTGCTCAAGATTTAAAACTTGATAATGCTGAAAGTTTGTTGCGCTTTCTGTGTTGGCAATACTTGGATCCAATGGAAGCATTGAGAAGTCCTTCATTGCCACATAAGCTTTTGCTAAATTATTTTTCCCCCAGTCTTCACCCATTGAATGTTTTGGAATTGCATTTTGGTCAAGAACAATTACTGATCCTAATTCATCCACAAGAATATCCGCAATTTGATTATTGCAAATATTATATCCAATCTGTGCGGGCTTTAGCAAATCAACAAATGAGGTTGATTTGGTATTTCTATCAGAAAAGACTTTTCCTTCAATTGGAAGTTTAGCACCATACATGGTTTTGTCACCACGGAATTGGAATTTAAGTGGTCCCGGTTTCTGTCTGTCAATCCCTAAATAGATTGGATCAAAATCTGTATCAGTTTCAGTATTGAAAATAGTTCTGTTGTTTCCAATTTTAACTCCACCCCAAACTTGATTAATCCAGAACCAATCAATGTGATCACCAAAGATTAAGTTATCTGCAGTTTCTTTTTTCTCAAATACTTTGTTGTAAATAGGTTTTGTAGTTACTACATAGTTCTCATCTACTATTTCTGTAATAACTGCACCGTCTTCATCAATCTTGGTTAATTGACCAACTCTTCTTTGTGTTTTCCAATATGATGTAGATACACGCAATAATTCAACTGTGTGCAAATTTCCTGCATGTTCACTTTGTCCAACAATATAAGATACCACATCATGCGGATCATGTGCATTTTCTAAAAATGACAGATGTCTACGCATATCTAGACCAGAACGTCTGTTAGATTCATAAGTATCATCCGTATTGTACAAAGAACCATCATTTGGAATACCATCAATCATATATCTTGCTGATCGTGCAGGGTGCAATAATTCCAATGATTCTAATTGTTCAGCTGTCATCAAGTATCCATACTTATCTACAACATCTGCAATAGTAAGCATGTCAATCCATCCGGCCCAATTTCCTTGAGAAATGTAATGAACATTTGGTGACTTGTGATAAAAAGTAAGGGCTGGATTTAACAACTCAATATTGTAATCATCTTCTAGCATTTTAAAATGCCAAAATTCACTGTCCGTAATTAATGAATCTCTGAAAGCAATTTCTTCCATCTCATCCATTTTAAAACGGTTTACATCAATTGCATGTTGCTTTACCGCCCATTTTTCAGCAAGTGTTTGATATTTTTTAGAGTAAAACTCTTCAATTTCTGGAAGTCGTTTTAATGCTTCTGGATCTAATTGCTGCTGTGCTTCTTGTGAGTTTGGATCCAATCCCATTTCAACCATCTTGGCAATAAGTTTTTGTTGAGCATATTCAACTAAAACTTTACTGATTTCCTCAGTTTTCTTTTCCATGATTTCATTGTAGGAATATTCATCTACAGCACGGTAATCAACTTTGGTATTTCTTTTTGCAAATTCAGATACAAGAGTATTTACCAAATTAGGAATAATTGGATAAAACTTTAACTCCAATGCTTCATTTTGCCCTTCAGTCAAATTTTCAAGCATTTCGGTCATCTCATTTTCTACAGATGGTAAATAATCAGTCTTATCAATTACTCCTTTAGCCAACTTATAATTCTTCATTATGCGTCTAGCTTTAGAGCCAATCTGTTTAATACCTTGCCATTCTAACCAATCAATATTCCACTTTGACCACTCATCATCTTTTTCATCTGCTGGTACAAATTGAATTGGCTGAGTAAAGACACCAAACTTATTCTTCTTGGTTCTTTTACCCTTTTTTAAATCTATTGCATTTAATATTTCCATTATCTAAAATTTTTAAATGGATTCCGCGGTTTTTTCATGCTCAATGATTCACTGCTCGCTCCAATATGTCTAAACGGACTCCTATTTAATTTATACAAATTTTCTGACTTTTCCAAATCTTCTTCATTATCATATTCAACTCTTTTCTTCAAACCTCTGCTTGCTTCCTGTATTTTTACAAATGTAATCAAAGCTCCCAAAGAAATTAATCTATCCACATTGACTCCTGGTTGATAATGTTCCATTTCAACCATGGCCATGTAATCAGGAATTCTAGATATGCCATAATGCTTTTTGTAGATCTTACCATCTTCATCAGTTTCCACATCTAGTTCTTCCCGAAGGTACTCAATTAAATAACTCAACATGACTGTTTTGAATATAGTAGAAACATTTCGCCAACCGTATTGCTGAAACTGAGTTTTAGACTGTTGTACCTCTTTAGAAAATACAATCTGAGATGATGGTACCAAATACTTTTGTTTGCGCTTAAACTGCATGTATTGGATAAACAGAGGGACGTTGTTCTCAACCACTGTCCATGCTTGATACCATTCAATAATTAACTCAAGTCTTTCATGTGTTTTATTGATGTCATCATACCTTCCGGTCCATGCGCACACTATTTTATCTCCTTCAATGAAAGTTTCTACTTCACCGTTAGCCAATACCCTTTGTATTTGTACAGGGTTCTTGTAAACATGAATAGAACAAAGTGAATCAGAGGTTACTGTTTTTCCCTCTGACACGGGATCGACTGATGCAAAGTATGTAGTGCAAAAGTCTTTTTCCTCATCCGGTTCCTCCCATACCTGTATTGCACCAGATTTATCTTCTGAGCTTTTATCTATAGGAAAAACCAATATAGGTTTCTTGGTTGTTGGTGATGCAATAATCTCACCTTTATTATCATAAGCCAAGTTATAACAAGAATAAGGATAATCTCCTTCTTCAATATCGCGTTTGTGTGATTTTACAAGTTCTAATGGAAACACGCTCTCACCTCTGAAAGCAAATGCTTCTTCCATATTGGTTGGTCGCTGAGAACATCTAATTTGATATGTTTCAGGATCCAAATCTTTTTTCCACTGCTTTTTTAACTCAACCAGTGCTTCTAATGCTTCTTCTACTTTTGAATTACCAAACTCATCAATGTATGGCGGCATTGACCATTGCTCTGGAATAAATAATCCTGTGTTAAGAACTGTTCCTTTTGAGTCAGCCCATCTATTAGGTACTTCATAAAATCCATTTCCTTTGGCTTTATACATGTATTTGCGCAAAGGTTCACACTGTTTTAAGTCACCCACAGTTCCTGATGCAATAAAATAACCTGTGGTTATTTCACCGGCCTGTAATGCAGGAAGCATGAACTCATAAGTTTTGTCCATGGATTTGGCAATTCCAGCTTCTTCGTAGAAAAACAAAGTACAAAGTCCCCCTACACCGGCTGTATCTGATTGCTCAAATGACAATGCTTGAAGAACTCCTTTTCTACCTCTTTCAGTTTTTCTACCATTTTCAACATACTCAATTTTCTGTTGCCATTCACCAACTCCTCCTGGATTCATTGGTCGGTACCACGCAGTATGTTGATTCAAAAAGTTTTTGTACTCATTGATCATTTTCCATGTACCATTTACACCAGTTACATACGCGCTTAATGATGAACCAATTTTTAATACTGGTCCATATTCAAACCATAATACATTTACAAGTTTGGCTCCATGATAAAATGAAGATCCAAACTGTCTTTTCTTTAAGATGACTCCATGCTGATAAAACAATTCACCAATTACTTCATAAAGTGACATGTGATACTGAGCGTCATGAATGTCTGGAAAATCTGTTTTTCTTTTTACTTTGTCAATGATTGGTAAAAAATTAATCCAGAAATAGTAGTCCCGCGGTAGGTAATACTTTTTATCACCTTTCCAAAACAAAACTCCTTTTCTGGATTTTAATTTTTCATTGTTCCAATAATCAATAAAATCTTTAGTGCCGTCTGCAGCATCACAGAAGTAACCATCTTTTTTAAACTTTAACCCTTGTTTTTGAAATTCAAAAACTACTTCATCAAAGTCGTACTGTCCCGGTTCTTTAAAATAATCTGCTTCTAAAGTTGTAGCCATATCAAGCCTGCTTGGAAAACTGTACGTTGTCCAAACACCGTCATGCCACAAAGGTATGTCTTCATGGAACTCACCCAAATCATCCTTAATCATCGTAACTTAGTTTTTGTCCACCACGCGCTCTTGATGATTGTTCTTCTTCAAGATCCTTGGCTACTCCTTTAAATGATTTTCTGATAGCATCAAAGTTTTTTGCTGCACTTACAATAGCTGTAATATTACCATCTCGTCCATCAGTTATGGTTTGATTTTCCATGTAGAATGCAAGTTTTTCTAACATGTTGGCAATACCATTGTATGCGCGAATAGTTGGGGTTTCATACATTTCCTTGCATCTATCCAAAGCCATTCTTATGAGTCTGTCTTCTGGATCAAAGTTAGGATTTAAATCTGAAAGAATTTCATCTTGCACTTCGTCTTGAGGACGGTTAAAATATGGATTTTCTGAACTCCGGCAACTCATGTAAAACAAGTACGCATAGATTTCCAAATGATTATCTGGGTACTCTTCCATTATCCTTCTTAAAAAAGGAATTGTGTGACAATGTTCCGTTGGGACTACCTTGCCGTTTATTGCATCAAATAACTTAATGGCCATGGTTTAATATTTTTTCTCTGTGTTCTTGAACATACTTGAACATTGCAATTACCTCTTTCTTCATGTAAGGTAATTCATACGGTGTTACACTTTTTACTAGCGGATCACCCATAGCATCTGTAGCAACAACTGGATAGCCATTCTTATCTAAGTGGTCAATCTCAAATTCAATATGATCTAATTGGATTTTACCCGGCTTTAAATTAAAGTTGTGTTTTAACATGATGTACATGTATGTGCTTAATTGTAACGCATACTCATTGTAATTGCACTCATCTAAATGAGAAAGAGGGCCTAGCATTTTTTTGCTTTTACCAGCTCTGTCTACAAATCCTTGCAATTTAATTTCTTTGTTTGTTTTGTAGTCATACACATCAATTGTATCATCTACAACTTCAATTCTATCTGCTTGTCCACAAACTCCTACAGATTTTAAATAAACCAAATGCTCAGGATAAATGCCATCAGTTAATTGTTGCTCTGGAGCCAACTTGACTAATCCATCCATTAACGGATTTATGATTGTCAATTCTTTTCCCTTCCTAGTAATTGTGTTACAAGCAAGAACATCTTTTTCTCTTTGATCATGATACCATGAACCTAAGTTAACTGCTCGTTTGTTTTCAGTTTCCCAAAGTTTAATAATTTCTTCAGGAGTCATTTTGTTGTATTTAGGGTTCTTCCCTTTAGAACACGCTTCAGCCATTTTAACTGTGTCAAATGGCTCTTTAAAGTAATGAATCAACCGTGTCACACTTATCCAATCAATTGGATCTCTTTCATCAATACTGATGTATTTGTGCTCATCGGCATAAAATTTTACACTCATAGTTTTCCCTTTTGATTTAAAAATATGATACCTGCATTTCTTACTTCTTCATCTTTACTTCTAAGTAAAAGCTTCAGTTTAAAGTATTCTTGCGGTGAAATCACAGAACCTGCTAACAAATCTGCAGCCAAAGCAATTGTTTCCAGATACTCTTTTTCATCTGCGGAAATTGATACAGTTTTGAATGGATCATAAACATTTGCGCTGCTTTGAGTTATCTGACTCCATAATCCTTGTGCATTACTAGGATCAATTGGCATTATACCTGAATCATCAAGATGCGACTTAATAGGACCAGCATTGTATAAATTACTTTTGTTCAGACTCATCACTTAATTTTTTTTGAAGTAAATAACTTTCTTCATGAGATAACACGGCATCCCATTTTCCTTCTGGAC